ATAAAATAGAATCTATAAAAAATAGAATGGTAGTATTTGATGGATCTATTGATCATTATAGTACAAATTGTACTGACGAACAGGTTAGGGTAACTATAAATTTTAATTTTTTATAGGTTGACACCTATTTTTAGATATGTTATAATAATAAGATATTATTCATGAAAGGAGAAAAATGCCAACAAAAACATATAGTATAAATGAAATTGCTAAACTTAAACAACTTGTAACCGAAGGTGTTCAAGTGTCGCAAGAAATTCAAGATTTGCGAGAAGGGTTAGGCGATACAGTTAAAGCCGTTGCTCAAGAAATGGAAATTAAAGCGGCTACATTAAACAAAGCAATTAAAATAGCTCACAAGGCATCACTACACCAATCAAAGGATGACTTTGAAGCAGTCGAAGATGTATTAGAAGCAGTTGGACGAACTGCATGAACCCATTTATTGTTTTTGGGGATTCTATTACATTTGGCGATGAATTAGAAGATGTACCATGGGAAGAAGAAAAAAATGATCCTAGCGAACATGCATGGCCTGCTATATTAGGTGCGTCAAATTTTGCATATCCAGGATTATCTAATTTTGGTATTAGACGTCATTGTATTAATTTTAGTTCATATCGTCGTCCAAATTATGTTATAGTTGCATGGTCCTATAACGATAGGATAGAATTTTTACAATCAGAGAATATAACAGAGTATTCGCCTTATACTGAAGAGGTCAATGAATGTGATAAAAGGTTTATTACTATTGGACCAAATTGGTCACAAGAAGTTAAAAAAGAAGGTAAACAATTTATTGATTTATACTACAAATATTTTTATACCGATTATGCAGGAATATATAATACATTAAGTAATATATATTTTACCCAATTACATTTAGAATCTTTACATATAAATTATAATATGACCTTGCCTTCATATAAATCAATGTGTATAGATGACGAATATTTTTTTAATAAATTTGGAACTTCTTCGCCTCTTGATGCTGTAATAGGTAATATAAAACAACTATACGAATTAATAGACTGGCCAAAATTTATTTTTATGCAAAATGAAACTTCAGAATATGGTGGTATCATGGACTTAGAAACGGAACATATGCCTCATAAACACCCCACCCAAGAATGTCATAATAAATACGCTGATGAGTTACGTAGACGCATTTTTTGATAGAGAAAAAGACGCTATACACATAGTAGAGCGAACTAGGAAGAAGCGGGAATATCAAACATATCCTGCCAAATATATCTTTTATTATCCTGATGCAAAAGGGAAATATCGTTCTATATTTGGCACATCGTTATCTCGAGCAAGCACCACAAGCGGAAAAACATTCCGCATGGAAAAGAAAATCCATTCACATAAACAATTATTTGAATCTGATATTAATCCTGTATTTCGTTGTTTAGAGGACAATTACTTAGGTAAAGAAGCACCAAACTTAAACAAGTGTTTCTTTGATATTGAGGTCGACTTTCAACAAGAAAAGGGATTTGCAGATCCGTCCGATCCTTTTTCAATGATTAATTCTGTTACATTATGGTGTAGTTGGATAGAAGAATTAATTACATTAACAATTCGTCCTAAAACAGTAGAACGAGCAGAAGCAGAAGAAATATGTAATAAGTTTGATAACACAATGCTCTGCAACACCGAAGAAGAATTATTAGAAAATTTTTTAAAACTAATTGATGATGCAGATATATTAAGCGGATGGAATAGTGAAGGGTATGATATCCCATATACAGTAAACAGAGTTGCTAGAGTATTAGGTAAACAACGTATGCGAGATTTTTGTTTATGGGGTCAATATCCACGTAAAAGAGAATTTGAAAAATTTGGTAGAGAATTAGAAACATACGATTTAATAGGTAGAGTACATTTAGATTATTTAGAGTTGTATCGCAAATATACCTATCATGAAATGCATAGTTATAGATTAGATGCAGTAGGAGAATATGAAATAGGCGAAAAGAAACTTGCATATGAAGGTACATTAGATCAATTGTATAATAATGATTATGAAAAGTTTATTGCATATAATAGACAAGATACAATGATGCTTAAAAAGATGGATGACAAATTACAGTTCATCGACTTAGCAAATGTACTTGCTCATGCTAATACGGTAATGCTACAAACAACAATGGGGGCTGTAGCAGTAAGTGACCAGGCAATTATAAATGAAGCACATAGCCAAGGATTACAGGTACCGGATAAAAAACAAAAAAGCGAAGATGAATTTAGTACCGCGGCAGGTGCATATGTAGCACAACCCAAAGTAGGAATGCATGACTGGATAGGATCAATGGATTTAAATTCACTATATCCTAGTGTAATTCGTGCATTGAATATGGGTCCAGAAACAATTATNGGGCAATGTAGATTAGATAAAACACATGCTATGGTACGTGAAAAAATGGGCAATAAATCCTCATTTGCAGAAGCATGGGAGGGAATATTTAATACATTAGAATATGATTTAATACAAGAACGAGATATAGCAGAAAAAATTACAATTGATTGGGAAAATGGAAGTACTGATCAATACACAGGTGCAGAAGTATATGATTTGGTTCATAACCAAGGTAATTCATGGGGAATATCTGCTAATGGAACAATTTTTAGATATGATAATAAAGGTATTATTCCAAATTTGCTTGAACGTTGGTATGCTGAACGTAAAGTAATGCAAACGAATTTACAAAAAGCAATAGATGAAAATGATAAAAGAAGGATAGAATTTTGGGACAAAAGACAGCTCGTTAAAAAAATTAACTTAAATAGTTTATATGGAGCTATTTTAAATCAAGGTTCAAGGTTCTTTGACTTACGGATGGGTCAAAGTGTAACATTAACTGGCCGATCAATTGCAAAACATATGGCCGCAGAAGTTAATAAAGTACTTACAGGAGAGTACGATCATGTGGGTTCAAGTATTATTTACGGTGATACTGATAGTGTCTATTATAGTGCTATACCATCTCTCAAGGAGGAAATAGCAAGCGGTGATGTAGAATGGGGTAAAGAACAGGCAATAAAATTATATGATGTAATAGGTACGGAGGTAAATTCTACATTTCCAAAGTACATGAATAAGGCATTTGGTATTACTTTAGAAAGTGGAGAAATTATTGCGGCGGCAAGAGAAATTGTTGCTACAAAAGGTTTGTTCATTAAAAAGAAAAGATATGGTATCTTGGTGTATGACGAAGAAGGCAATCGCAAAGATGTCGAAGGCAAACCTGGTAAACTTAAAGCCATGGGCTTAGATCTTAAACGTAGTGATACTCCTGATTTTATGCAGAGATTTTTAGAAGAAATTTTATTTGATGTATTAGATGGAAAAGAACAACTAGATATCTTTGAAAAGATAAAAGATTTTAGAAAACAGTTTAAAGAACGCCCAGGTTGGGAAAAAGGTACTCCAAAACGTGTAAACAATCTTACAAAATATACAAAATTATATGATAGAACAGGGAAGTGCGGAGTTGGACATGTTATGGCGGCTATTAATTGGAATAGGCTTAGAAAAGCCTATTCAGATAACTATTCAATGCAAATTGTCGATGGAATGAAGACCATTGTTTGCAAACTAAAGAATAATCCAATGAACATGACAAGCATAGCATATCCAATTGATGAGTTGCATTTACCAAATTGGTATAAAGAATTACCATTTGATCATGGAGGAATGGAGAACGCTATTATAAATAAAAAGATAGATAATTTAATAGGTGTGCTTGATTGGGATCTAAAAGATACAGAGACCACAAATACATTTAACTCATTATTTGAGATTTCATAGGACGAAAATGACCTTTACCCAATATGTAGATCACATTGATAATATGATTAAAGATTACACCAAACAACTACCACGAGAAGCTCTTAGAGCAATAGAACAAACTATAGAAGATGCAGAAGCAAATTGTGGAAAAATTTGGTTGGAAGATTATATTGATCAAGAATGTAATAATTAATACTTAATTTATAAATATTAGTTGATGGAAAAGAAAGATAGAAAACTCTACGATTCGTGGAAATATAAAAAAGGAGGTTTCATGGAATTTAATAATCCTGTTTTTCAGACCATCTTGGGTTTGGTAATTTTTTATATTGGACTTAAGATGTTTTCAGGTGGCATGAAATCTATGGGCCATATAGAACAACTTGAATGGTTTTTAGGAAATCCTTATTGGATGTTTATTGGATCAATTGGTTTTACTATTCTTTGGCAATCATCATCTCTTACTACAACCGCTGTTATAGGACTTGTTGCTAGTGGAGCATTGCCTTTACCGTCTGCAATTGCCGCTATACTAGGTGCAAATATTGGCACAACTGGCACTATATGGATTGCAGGAATGTTAGTAAGTGATGGAATGCCTACAGGCATTACAAAGCAAGTAGCTCTTGTACATACTGGCGTTAATACAATAATGGCAGTAGCCTTACTTCCATTTATTCAACCTATAGCACGATTTATTTCTAAATTTTAACTTGACATTAGCCGCTCGGCATGTTATAATATATTAACTAATTAATCTAAAGGAGACTTATGAAAGATATTCTTCTGGACCTTGTCGACCATACTGCTGGTCTTGGGTTCATTGAAAATGTAAAAGTAACAGGAACTGATTCAGAAACATCATTTGAAGCAATGGATCCTGATAGAACAGTTATATTAAATGCNAAGACTACNAATCCNGTACCTGAACTTATTGGTGAGTTCGGTATGGGCAATTTAGGCTTTTTAAATGGTATTGTTAATCTTGATGGNTATAAAGCAGATGAAGCANTAATTAATGTAAGAACTAGAGAACGTAACGGACAGGTAGCACCCGATTCGTTAACGTTCGAAGATCAATATGGTAATACAGATCATTATAGATTTATGAGTAAAGAAGTTGTTGAACAGCAACTTAAAACAGTAAAGTTTAGAGGAGTTAATTGGAATGTATCCTTTGAACCTTCTAAGGTAAGTGTTCAAGAACTTTCCCAAATTGCAGGGATTTATATAAGCATTGAACCAACGTTTTCTGTTAGAACAGATAATGGAAATCTTGTTGTTGGNGTAGGAACTGATGATGGTAGTGGGCATGTAGGTAAACGAATTTTTGCAAGAAATGTAGACGGNGAATTAAAACAAAATTGGAGTTGGCCTTTACATCAAGTATTGACTATTCTTAAANTNGGNATGAGTGGAGCATGTGTTATGAANATTTCAGATCAAGGTGCGTTACAAATTAGTATTGATAGCGGACTTGCAGTATATAATTATATTTTACCGGCAATGAATAAATGAAATCACGTAAAAACTTAACAAAAAGTAATAAAGATTATGCAGTATTTCTTCCTAGTATAAGTGGCTTTTATAATACATTTATATCAAAGCAACGAGTAGAAGAATATGTACCTACAGAGAGAATTCCTTCTGAATTTGAAAATGGTATAGAAGGCTGTAATTTTTTAAATAAAGACCAAGCATATTTTGATTATAAATGGTCTTTATATTCTGCAGGTCATGCTCAACTTGATATTGCAAAAAGTGATGTCGAAGAAAGCATGGTACAGAAAAGAGATAAATCAAAAACTTGGTGTCTTGCTGATAGTGGTGGATTCCAAATAGGTAAGGGTGTTATTAAATTTGATTGGGAGAATTTTTATGAAATACCTGGTGATCGTAATTATGTTGGTAATGCTGATGCCGTTCGTGGTAAGATTCTCAATTGGCTCGAGCATACCGCTGACTATGCCCTCGTACTGGACGTACCGTCATGGACTGCCGATCCTGTTAATCGTGGGCGGACAAAAATGTCTAGTTATGCCGAAACACTCAAAGCCACATTGTATAATAATGCTTGGTTTGTCGCAAATAGACAAGGAAATGTAAAGTTTTTAAATGCACTACACGGAATGGATTGGGCATCTTCATCACAATGGTATGAAGAAGTAAAACATTTTCCATTTGAAGGATGGGCATTGGGTTCAAATAATATGCGTAATATCTATCTTGCTATGCGTAGATTAATTGTATTGCGTGATGATAAATTACTTGAAAAAGGTAAACATGATGTAGTTCATTTCTTAGGCACTTCGCGATTAGATTGGGCGTGTATGCTTACCACAGTACAGCGATGTTTGCGTGAACTT